GTGGGAGGTCGATTATCATGACGCAAGCCCTCCTAGCGTAGGGAGGGGAGGTCGTACATCGTGCGTTTGTATGACTTGTCAACGAGAGTTGAGAGTCTTCATGGACGGCAGCAGGGAGCTGTGCCCAATCTGTGAGGAGCTCGACTACCTTCAGGTGAAGGCGGAGAAGGAAGAGGGAAGGTTAAACCTCCCGTCTCCCCCGTCGTTAGCTGATCGCACCGATGCTTTGCTTCGAGGTTTTGAGCTATTGCTCGGACATCATCAATGTCCTTATAACCTTTTCTGTCAACTGAAAAGTCAGTTGAAGATACACCTAAATAATGTTCCTGGTGAGGACGTGTGGCTTGGAAGGGTTAAGTCCCTCCTAGCCTCGCCCCTCGCCAAGTATTTGAGGTGTGAAGCGCCACCTAAACCCGATGTTGAATTCCGGGTTAGTGGCCGTGTGTGGAAGTGGTTAAGAAACCGCCTTCGTGTTTTCAACCGAAGAAATACACACTTATGGTTTTCATGGTTCCAAATCAAAAGATGTGCACTAGAGTGCAGTCCTGATTTTGTGGAACAAACCTATTTAGATCATCAAGAGAGTCTAACATCCCCAGATCAGGGTGATGACCTTGCAATCGCTAAGATTTTCAAGGATAAGACTTTCCTCCGTGTTCTCGAAAGAGCCGCTCGCGGCGTTGAGAAACATTTCTCCAAAGGTCCCAAGTGGGAGGAGACTACACCATCTAAGAGTGCTTGCTATGAGCGTTCTAGATCTAAGGGTGGGCAACAAAGAGAGTTGCGCAGTCTGGCACATTTAAGTGTCTCAGACCGTGGTACGGAGTTAGAAAGGATGACTGTCATTCCTCATATTAATACGAAGGACGGATGCTTACACCATCAGGTGGTTGAGATCCGCACGACCTATGGTCGCGATGAATGGGAGAATTTAAGTAGTCTCGAACCCGATATGGTTAGACCATCGGCTAAAGTTCAGATAATTCTAGAACCCCTTAAGGGGAGAGTAATAAGTAAGGGCCCTGCCCATCTCTACTCTAGAATGAGACCTCTCCAAAAGGCGATGCATAAAACTTTGCGTCGCATGCCTTGTTTTCGACTGATCGGCCGAACCTTGTCTCCAACTGATCTCATCGATCTTGTCACGGAAAAGAACCGGACAGATGATGCAGGTTGGTTGTCGATAGACTATAAGGCGGCCACAGATGGACTTTCATGGAAATATTCTTCTCGAATATTATTCTATTTGATTCAGTACCTTGATCCGAAGGTACGTGAAGAGGCCTTTCTTTGCCTCGGTCCACATGACCTATATTACCCCGATTCTGAGGGGGTAGGTCTTGATCTTCGACACTTTGGGGGGACCCAAGTGTCGGGTCAGTTGATGGGCTCCATATTGAGCTTCCCAGTTCTTTGTTTAGCAAACCTGGGTGTTTACCTTAGTAATATGGCTATTAAGCAGGACAATTGGTCCACTAAGGATCGTCTTTCTACCGTTCTAATAAACGGGGACGATATGCTCTATGTCGGTTCTCAAACCGACTACACTCGTCATTCTGAACTTTCTGGTTCAGTTGGTCTTAAAATGAGTGTAGGGAAAGCCTATTGGCACCCGGTGTATGCGAATATTAATTCGGAGAGTTTCCACTATAACATTAAAGTGGTTGACTCTACACCGTATAAGATCCCGTTTCTTAATACGGGTCTTTTCTTTGGTGCACATAAAGTCCAGCGTTCTGAAAAGCTGGATCTTTGTGAACAAGAGCTCACCTTGCTATCTACCCTTAATCTAATCCTTGACGGGACCCTACCGGGCCGTCAGGCCGACGTTCTTAGTCGGTTCATCGCTCTTCATGCTGATGAGATTTGGAGGGAAACCCTGTTCAATTTGTCCTCAGAGGATCTTCTGAGTCTTAGGGTTAAGAGTAAGCAACATCGCAATCTTTTCCTCCCCTTTGAATTAGGGGGGATGGGCGTATTACCGCCAGACGGGTACAAGTTCCGTACCAATTCGATACAGAAGCGTCTGGCAACACTTTTTGTTGATCGATATCCCCGACTAGTTTTAGCGGGTCCACCTCCTTATCCGGAGGGATATATCGTCCCAAAGGTCGAAGTCTATCAGAATAGACCATGGTTTAAGCGTCTACGGGCGCCTGACCTCGACACCCCAATCTTTAAAGAGGGGCTTGGTGGGCAAAAGTGTATGAGGAATAAATTAATTAGGTTCCTCTCGGCCGGCTACGTTCGTGTAGCTTCTTCGGCCGGGGAAATGATACTATAATATATAAGCATCGATCTGTCCCCTTTATTGTTGTTCGTCCTGGAAGGACTCTAAACTTATCCCTGTTTGGTACTTGTAAGGGCTGCTCTGCCAGCTTAGACCAGATGTATAGACTCCGGTATGAGTAATAACTACTATGGGGTTGTACTCGTTAAATTTCCCAAAACGGTGTGAAAGGGCCTTAGTTGGCGCCGACTAACTTAATAGTTCCGTACTAAGTTGCATCTCTTATATTCAATTGAAAAGGGCCCTTTATTGGGTATGCTTTATTGTATAAGAGGCATGTGGATCATCTCTACCTTAATTAGGAAGACGTCCATGTGTTCATATGTGCATAAATGTCGAGAGACTGCACGGGAAAACCTGATCCCAGAATAAATCCACCCTAATAGTGGTATTTGGTCGATCGGTCGTGTATGATGTACAGTCCGCGAGTTCATCGCGTATCCCATATCATGAACAACAATACTAAATCAAGGCAAACTGGACCCGCGAGAGGCGGTCAGTTGCGCGCCAGTCAGCGCAGGGGGGGTGTTAACCCTCAATCCCGAAATCGACCCCGACGTACCTCCGATTCGAGTGGGAGTCGCCCAAGTAAGGCGTACACACCACCCTATCGGTCTTTGAGATCGTCTGAAGGGGTTTCCAACAACAGGCCCACTAGTGTAGCTAGTGCCTACTCTACTGGTCAAGAGACCACTGCCCCGATTATTAGGGCTACTAGAGATAGTTCTCGGATTATTCATCGAGAGCTTGTTGCTTCCATAGTCGGTTCCGCAAACTTTGCTGTACCCTTTGAGTTCGCTATGAACCCGGGTATCTCCGCAAGTTTTCCGTGGTTAGCCACGCAGGCCCAGGCCTGGGAAACTTATCGCTTTAATAAGCTTGAATTTAAGTACTTTACTAGAACGGGGTCTACTACCCCTGGATCAATTCTGTTAGTACCAGACTATGATGCCGCCGATGCTGCACCTGTTTCTGAGCAGGTAGCATCCTCATACGAAGATGTGACGGAGGACGTCCCTTGGAAGGATCAGTGTTGCACTCTCCGACCATCCTCTCTTCACCCGATGGGCCCCAAGAAGTTCGTAAGAACTGGGCCTCTCGCGGCTAACCTCGACATCAAGACCTATGATGCGGGTAATCTCTTCGTTGCCACCACTGATGGCACGGCTGTTAGCTGGGGTAAGCTCTGGGTTGAGTATGATGTAACTTTACATACTCCTCAACTTCCTCCGACGGGTGCACCTCTTTTGAGTGCTCAGCATTTTCCTAATGCTCT